GTTAATGGAGAAACTTACATTCATCGTGGTAAAGAGTGTGTGTGGAAAGGACATTGGTGTTGTCAACACGGAAAACGGAAATCTCAATGTAAAGAATGTGGAGGTCCTGGTATTTGTGAACACGGAAAACGGAAATCTACATGTAAAGACTGTGGAGGTACTGGTATTTGTGAACACATGAGACAGAGACAACAATGTAAAGAATGTGGAGGTTCTTCAATTTGTGAACACGGACGACAGAAATCTTGCTGTAAAGAATGTGGAGGTTCTGCTATTTGTGAACACATGAAACATAGACAATATTGTAAAGAATGTGGAGGTTCGCAGATTTGTGAACACGGAAAACGGAAATCTACATGTAAAGAATGTGGAGGTACTGGTATTTGTGAACACATGAGACAGAGACAACAATGTAAAGAATGTGGAGGTTCTGCTATTTGTCGGCACGGAGGACTGAAATATCATTGTAAAGAATGTGGAGGTGCTGGTATTTGTGAACACGGGAGACATAAACATACATGTAAAGAATGCGGAGGTTCTTCAATTTGTGAACACGGAAAACGGAAATCTACATGTAAAGAATGTGGACCTATCAAGCGAAAAACATCTGACCTTGAGGTCATTGCGGTCGTTAAGGGCAATTTGCCTATCAAACGACCTAAAATTAAAAAGGAAAAAAATGTTCCAGAAGATGTCCAACTCAAAGTTGATGAGGTTTATAACAGACCATCGAGACCATCGAGATATAAAGTTACTAAAATTAAGAACGAAGACAAACCGAATGGAATTATCAAGTGTCCTCGATGTGAAAATGGAATTGTTTCTAATAGAGGTTGTAATATGGTGACTTGTCGAGTCCACAAACCGAACTATTTTTACTTTTGCTTTCATTGTAAAACTGAATCACCAAATGGAATACAATGCTCGAAGTGTCCTTCTAGGATTGATGCAGATTCACAACTAGACTACCTTCGTACTTCTATGAACGTGACGATAGAGAATGGAGTTATAAATATTTAATAATTTATATAATTAAAATTGATACTTTTTAAATAAAAAGTATATTAATGGTATGTTAATCATAAGATGCCAAGTGATATATCATCTTTAGAAGAAGCGCCTAAAAATAGACGTGATAGAGTTAATGGAGAAACTTACATTCATCGTGATGAAATTTGTCTTTGGAAAGGACATTGGTGTTGTCAACACGGGAGACAGAAATATCAATGTAAAGAATGTGGAGGTGCTTCTATTTGTGAACACATGAGACAGAGACACCTATGTAAAGAATGTGGAGGTTCTTCGATTTGTCTACATGGGAAACAGAAACATACATGTAAAGACTGTGGAGGTACTGGTATTTGTGAACACGGACGACAGAAATCTTGCTGTAAAGAATGTGGAGGTTCTTCAATTTGTCAACACGGGAGAATGAGACGAGTATGTAAAGAATGTGGGGGTCCTGCGATTTGTCGACACGGAAGACTGAAATATCAATGTAAAGAATGCGGAGGTTCTCAGATTTGTAAACATGGGGAAGTAAAATATCACTGTAAAGAATGTCATCAACATATAAAACGGAAAACATCTGACATTGAGGTCATTGCAGTCGTTAAGGGCAATTTGCCTAACAAACGACAACATCTGACTGATACAGAAAAAGATGTCTTAGACATTTTAGTTTCGTTTAGTGGAATAGATTGATTATAATTTCTTAAGAACGATTGAATTATACATTCCTGTAAATTTTTTCTCAGCATCTGATAATTTGGGACCCTTATATGTATTTAATAATTTATTAAATGAAATATTTTCTAATACTTCGTAATCTCTATCAACAAAATAATTTAATAAATAATCTAAATCAACAAGATATTCTTTACTGTGTTCTCCTATGGTCTCTACATAAACACTAATTTCTCTACCGAATACTTGTTTATTATTTTTATTATAGTGTCTTGCCAAAGACATTATAGTTTTATTATTTTTAATATATTCTAATTTTTTATTTTTATTTATACTATATAATACTTCTTCTATATTTTTACCATCAAAGCAAGTAAACATAAAAATACCATTTTCTTTTAAGTTTTCATTTACATTATTATAAAAATTATTTAACATTTCTTTAGAGGCCAAAAAATAATGAATAGCAAATTGACAAGAAATAACATCAAATAAACCTTTACTATATTTTTTTATATTACTCGAAACATTATTTCTTAAATCATATTCTTTAAAAACAACATTTTTATTTTTAAATTCAGAATTTTTTAATCTTCTTTCTCCTTCTCGTAATCCATCTTTGGCAATGTCTGTTAATAATACAAATTTAGGATTTTTTTTCATAAATTTAAATAAATCACCTCCTCTTCCACCTGCTAATTCTAATAAAGACATTCCAGATTTTAAATATTTATTATACATCATTCGCTTAACATGATTATTAAAATCTAACATTGCTTTTATTATAGTTTTATCTCTATTTACACCTGTATAATAAACTTGTCCTGTTGTTATCATATCTAATGTTATTGGCTTCTGGAGTAACTCTCTTATTCTTTTCGCAGTATTAAATCCATTAGGTCCTTCAAATTGTCCTGTTTTTAAAGATTGCTTGTAAATTGCAGTTTTATCCTCTCTAAATCTATACGGCATCCATTGATTGCTTTTAAAATTATAATTCATTTCTAAAATTATTCCTGATTCTATTTTTATATCTTTATTTCTTAAAGGAACTCTATTTCCTTTTACAAGTAAATAAGGTAAAAATTTACTTTTGTAAAACATTTTAAATTTATTTTTATTATAATGTTTTACCATATGTTTTGGAGCACTCACATATAAATTCAAAAAATAACTATTTGCACTACTATCAACAATATCTATTAAGAAATCAATAGTTTGTTCATTAGGTGGTTTCCATTTATATACATCTGTTCTATATCCTTTATTTGTCGGGGTAAATATTAATCCATCTAAATGATACGGATATTTAGTATCACAATAAACTTTTTTACATAATGGAAAAATATCTTCTCCCCAATAAAATTCTTTAATTTTAAAATTTTTATTTAATTTTAATTTTTTTAATTTATTTAATCTATCTTCTAGATATTCTGATGTAGTATCTTTTCCATCAAATATTAAACAATCAAATATTAAAACTAAATCTCCTATTTTTTCAATATCTAAAAGATAAATACCATCATTAGTAAATGCTTTTGATATTGATGATAACTGAAAAGTTTTATCTAATAGTAAATGATTTTGATTATCTACATACAATAAATACCTATCACCATCAGCTTTATCTGTAACTGAATAATTTGTTTTTATTTTATCAAATGATTCTTTATTTAAATTTTGAACTTGAGTCATTAATAATTTATCATTCCATTCTGAAATATTTTTATTTTTTAAATTCTTAAATTCTTTATCTACTATAATTTTTTGTATCTGATGTAGAATATTACTTTTTAATAATAAAAAAGGTGACAATTCATCTATAATTTCTTTAGTTTTTTCATTTACTTTTTTAAAATCATCATCATATTCCAATTCTAATTCTAATCTATGTGGAGGCATTTTTCCATAAGATTCTAAAAATTCATCATACGATAATCCATTTGATGGGTCTATATCAAATATTTTAGTGAATTCAACTTTCCAACTCTTGTATTTTATAGAAATTCTATCTTTTATTCTAAAGCATTTTACTATATAATTCTTTTTATCTAAAATAGGAATTTCTTCTGATACAGAATATCTTATTCCTAATTTATAATCATTCTGATTTTCTATATTATTTTTTATCATTCTCTCTTCTCTTATAACTTCATTAACATCATTAAGGAAATATTCAATCCTAATATCTCCTTTACATATCAAAGAACGAGTATGATTAGGTTTATTGCCTTTAACATAATTATAAATTAAATTAAATATATAAGTAGATACATCAGCATCCCAATGTTTTCCTGTAAATTTACCAATTTTTATTTCATATTCTATATTATTTTTATTTGGTATATTGATATTCATATATAGTAAATTATTATTTTTTTCTTTAAAAGATATCTTCCTTCAAAGACCCCAGTGTATGTAAACCAATCATTGTGTGCCGTCTCTTCAATTCCTCATCTTCCAGAAATTTAATGAACTTGGCGAAGATGTCCAACATGGTAACACCTTCGCCAAGTTCACCACATAGGGTCTCCTCATTTTTTTTTAAAATATATATTTCTTAACTAAATCGTTTCTAATAAGTTTAATTACTGTTTTATCTGTATCCATAATTTCGTCCAAAGCCTTACCAACTAACCTATTCCTTGTATTTATATATTTATGATAATATATTATATTTGGGACTACATTAGTAAATTTACACTGATTAAAAAACTTAAAAAAATCAATAAGAAATTTAGCTGGATATTGTAATCGGTTTTTAGATGTTATAGTCCCAATGTTAAAATAAACTATTTTCAATATCAATTTAGTACATATAGTATAAAATTTTATTAAATTTGTTTTATTCTCAATAAGTAATAATTTAGTATTACTTATTATTTTTATAATTAAACGCATTAAAATTACCCGAATTTTTTGAAATTTATCGTGGTGGGATAAAACAAAACTTTCGATTATATTAATTATCGAATAATCTATATTAGTAGGTAAATGAATATTGGTATATAAGTATTCTATATAAGAAACTATAAAAGGTTTATCATTAATTTTTATTAATAAAATATCTTGTATTTTCTCAGGTAACTTAATCTTTTCTAAAATAAAAAATAAAGTTTCTAATTCATCTTTGTGACTTCTGCGTGATATGTCATATGATATATTTTTTAGTATTAATTTACCATATTCAAATAAACACGATTCCTTTCTTTTAAAAATATATAGAACGTCATCCCGTGGTAAGATTGCTATGTAATAATGCAATAACACTCTGTATAAGTAATCAATGTTATCTTCTTCTTTATAAAAATCCATAATCTTATTTAATTTTTTTTTACTCATACTTAAAACTTTCTTGTATTTAATCCTAGCATTAAATATCCTATTTATATTTTTAACAGAAATACATTTTCGACCCTTATCACCTAATGTGTTTTGTAGAAATGTCCATCCCACGTCGGCCAATACACATGGTGATATTTCTGATAGTAGATTGTTATACTTTATATCTATAGATATATCATTTTTTCCAGTTAATTTATCCAATATTTTAGATTTACTACTGTAAAATGGGGATAATTGTCTATATCTATGCCCCAAACCATAAATATTAGAAATATTAACCTTTTTTTTGCATAAAAATTTAAGTATAGCAATTTTATTTATATCCAAAATGCTGCTTACAATCTTATAAAAAAATTTACTAGTTAATCCAAAATTAATAAATGATTTAAGTTGTAACTCATCCAATATATTATATATTATATCTTCATCGATTATCTGTATTGGAGAATAAAATATTCTAGCTTTTTTATTTGGAGCATAAAATACATCAACATCAAATGGCCTGTAATCTAATTCAGGTAAATTAATATTATATATAGGAAAACCATTGGATATTTCGTCCATTCCTTAAATTTGTAAAATATATTAGTATTTAATCTTCCTTTTTTAATAATCTCTTATTTATTAAAGAAAAATCAATTTTTAATAAATATAATAATATTTATTATTATATGAGATACTTCAAAAAGAGGAAGTATATTAACAAAAAGAAAGATAAATACAAATACATCTACTTTAAGGAATACAAGAATGGAAAACACGTAGAGATAAAGAAAGAAGAATACTACAAGAATAAACAGAAAGGGGGTGGAATTAATATAAATGAATATTTTTCTAATTTAAGTTATAGAAATTTAGATGGAACATATTTCGCATTAGAAGATCCCACTCTTTTATTTGGTTCTATTCAAGTTCCAGATTTTGTTAGATATACTACTTATAAGTATAATAGTAACCCTGAAAAATTAATATTAACTCCTAAATCATACAAGGAATTATTAGAATTAGGATTAAATGATTATTTAGAATATCCTGAATTTTCACTCAATAGACTAATAAAAGAAAAAAATATGTTTAAAGATACATATACTCTTATTTATGTTAATAAAAATATTTCGTATATTGGATACCCTAACGCAAATAACATGGGTAGTTCAGTTATCCCTTATCTCAATAGACAACGTGAAACTACTATAACCCAATTATCTCTAAATCGTTACCTATTAACAATTGATGCGAAAAAAAAAAATTTATATATTAATAATGCTATATCATTTACTAATAAACAACTGGAACATGGATCAACAAATATTCTTTCCTTAAGTAATTTAAGACAAATGGCTTACAATCAACTAAAATTATTAAAAACTGCTCGAAATATTAATAATTTTTTATCTTTTATAGTATTTATTACTAATTATAAATCTATGATGGAAATATTTACTCTGGATTCAGAATCAATCCATATATTTATTGAAGAATTAAATAAAATAAAAGAAGATGTATTTAAAATTTTTAGATTAATTTATCCTGGTTTAATTATTGAAAGATATGTTTGTCCAATTGTAAATATTTCATTATCATCATTTGTAATAACATTTAATTTACTACCTTATGGTTGGGGTCAAAGAGTTATAGCAGGTAAAGTAGGACAATTTATGGTATTATCTGATTTTATTAATCAATTATTATTAGTGGCTACTTTGACAGAAAGGTCTTTCCCTATATTAAATTTTGGATATCCTGCTTTACAAAAAAAATATAGTAGAATATCACCTAGAATTAACGACACAACCAGAGCAGACTTAGAAGCAACATTATTATCTTTACCTAGATTTAAACCAGAAATTAAATTTCCAGAGCGTGAAAGTAATATAGGTTCTTTTTTTAATGTAATTAGTAAAACTAATATGAATGAAAGATGGAATGGTTTAAAATTTAAAAGTCTTCGTCATATTCAACAATGGTTAAAATGGAATAAATCAAGATTAATTACTTCAAGTAGGCAAACAATTTATGATAAAAAATTAAAAAAGGGATTATGGGTGATGTTGATTAAATCGGGTGAGTATTTTTATCAAATTAATTTATTTGGATTGGCGTCTGGATTTAGTAGATATAAAAGATGGGATAACCTAATAGAAACATTTAATTTAGTCTTTGCTGATAAAAATGTAGATTTATATGAAGTCAAATGGAAGAAAGTATCTATATCCGATGATTATTTAAGAAATTTTACAAGTAATGTAAATGAAAAACAACTGGGAATTTATTATAAACAAACTCCATCTGAATATGACAAATGGAGGAAATTAGCAATTAATGGTTTTTTAGATAATAAAGATTTACAAATAATTTCTAGAGATATAAATAATATTGGAACACAAATGGGAAATTATTTAGGTATTATAGGACATAGTATAGTGTGTGTAGATAATAAATTATTTTTAATGTTACCTAATTATTTTTTTGTATTAAAAATTTATGAATTATTATCTAATAAAAACGAAATATTATTATTAATTACTAAACAATTTGATGAATTAAAAATAATTAATTTACGTTTATATAATCTAGTGTTTAAACAATCATTATATGTTGGTTGGTGGATACCTCAATCATTAATTCCATTAGTTCTATTAATGTATTATATACCTGGATATCAAGATGTTAAATTATTATCAGATTATAAATTAAGTGGTATCTATTTAAGAGTAAAAACACAAATAGATATTGAATTTACAGATACATTTCAAAAATTACAAAGTAAAATAGATTCTAAAAAAATAAGGGTAGATGAATTTAATTTATTATATAGTCAATTAAGAGAAAGAAAAATAGAATTGTTAGAAGAATATTTAACGTATGGTACATATGTTAATTATAGAAGAGGCAATAAAGGTATGTTTGTAGGTAATTATCCTTTACAATTTATTTTAAATGAAATTAAAAATGCATCTACCAGTAAAGAAAGAATATCTTCGATTGTATTAAATGATTTAGGATTAGACATTAAAGTAAGTTGTAAAGATTTTACTAGTAAAGATAGTAATGTTATTTGGGTAGTAATGATAATGATGCTACAAGTAGGTATTATGTTAAAGGGGGTACATGAAATAGATGGGTTAACATTAGATGAAATATTGAGTTGGAGGGATGTAAATGATATATCTAAAAATAAAAATAATAAATTATTATTATTATACTTAAATCAAATAGAAATGTATTTTCATCTTGTGTATAAGGTAGATATAAACCGATTAGCTCATGTTCATTTTAAATTACCAAATGATTTTTTAGAACAAATAGTGATAAGATTACAGATAGGTGTAACAAGAGATCAATACAAATTAATAATATTATATTTTGGATTATTAGTAAATTTAAATTATTTTATTAATTCTGTTGAATATGAATTTTTATTTGATGGTATTGACCCTACATTTTTAACTATTTAAATAATATATTATAATTCAAATAATCTTTATAAGTTAAATTAAATTGATTCTTTATCTCTTTAGGTTCTTCATAATCAGCAAACATATCAAAACATAATATTTTATTTTTTTTAATTTTATCTATATTCATAGCTATGAAATGATATAGAGTATTACCATTTTCTAAATCAAATTGTGTTGTATTTAATTGTAATTTATATTCTTCTATTATCTTTAAAGCTTCTTTAAATTTTTTATTATTTAATAAATTTTTCACATCTTCATATACATTAATAATACTATATAATACTTTATGTTTCTCAATATTAATATCTTTAATTAATTTAATTTTTTTCTTTTTTGAAATAGTCTCAAATAATTTTTTTAATGAATAATATTCTTTTATTTTTCTTTTATATAAATTTGTTATATCATAATTAAATATAAATATATTTTTAATAAGTAATGACATATCATCTAAATTATAATCTATTAAATTAGTAATATATTTATAATTTTTATTTACCTTTTTATTATAATTTTTTAATCCATATTTATTATTTTTATTATCAAAAAATAATTTATGACCCATTGATTTATTTGATTCTAATATTTTATTGTAAATATCTTCTATATTATTTGGTATATTATTTTTATAATTTAATAAAATAAAATCATAATTTTTTACTTTTATAGATCCTAACATACTTTTTATCATTTTAGATTCATTAAAACTATTTGCTAATAATAAAATAATATCTAATAATATTTTATTAGATATACCAAAACAAAAAAATCTAAAATTACCATTCTCTTTTAAATATTTTTTAATTAATAATAAAATAAATATTAAATTAGCAGTTGTGTTATATTCTAATATTGAATAGGTTTCCCAGAATTTATAATTCATTATTAAATCATTATTAATAATATCATATTTCTTATTTGGAATTTCTTTCATCGATAGATGTTCAGCTACTTTATATTCAATCTTAAAATTTGGATATATTTTCATAAATTTATTTAATTCATCTGTTAAGTAATCGGTATATTCTTTTATGCTTTGTGTTTTATTCATTTCTAATTCAGTAATATATAAAATAACATCAATATTAAGTAGATTATTTTTAAAGAAATAAATTAATGAATAGATAATATTAAAAATATTTAAAATTTTTTGGGATAATAATCCACCATGTAATAATCGAGTAATCAAAATATTTTTTTCATTATTTTTTATTAAATATTTAAATTTACTTATAAACGTTGCATTATAACTAATAGGTTTCTCCATATCCATAAACTTTTTATCGTGATATTTCTTTATTAAAATAATATCAGTTTTTAATTTTTTCATACCTTTTTTTAAAAATATACCATGACTTCTACTTAACAAACTAGTAACATCAACCAATTCAGCCACTTCATCATCCAATGGTTCCTTATGATATTTATTATACATCTTCAAGAACTTCAAATATTCATCTGGATCACCAACTAATTCTTCCATCGGCGGAGTAGGTCTATCGCCAAATTGTAAATTCCACTTATATGGAACTGGTTTATTATAATACGATATAGGGAAAACCATATCTTTAATTGGAGCTAAGTAATATTCGAAATCTTTTAAATTGAGTTCATATAAACTTATATGCTTATAAATAACTTTCTTCTTAAGAATTGTAAATTGTAAATCTATTAAGCCATCATTTTCCCAATTACTCCAATGTTTTTTATAAATATCATCAATTATAAAATCATCTTGTATTGAAAGTTTATTGGAATCTTTATATCTATAAAAATATCCTTTTGTTATTTGACCTAATGTCATCCCATTTGTCGCCATTCTCAACCACAATGAATAATCATATCCAATTTTTCCCCATAAATCATTAGTATATCCATTACACTTCTTAAAGTCTTCTTTGGTAAATAGCATGCATCCTAAATTATAATTTTCTATATTATCTTCAAATGATATTGGTTCATTGGGATAAGTGTTGTAATAATCCATAATATCTAATTTTGGTATTAAATTACTTGGTTGAAATAAAAATAATTCATAACCTTCTTTATTTGCTATTTGATAACCACTATTCAATAATTTACCTATATTTATTGGTCTGCCATCCTGAACTTGATTAATATAAAATACTTTGTATTTTCTTTTAATTAATTTTAAGGCTTTTTCAAAATTCTTATAATGCTTACACATAATCTTCTCCATATCACATACATCTACATCACACAATAATGGAATAATAATCGCTAATTTCTTTTCTTTATGAGAAATATTTGCTGAAACCATTTTAAATAATAATCCATAATTAACTCCTAAATCATATTTTTGTATATTAGGTATTAAGCATTCTTCTTTAGCATCCTTCTCTAGTCTATAATCTGGATTAGTTTTTAAGAACGTTCTTGATAATGTAATAGATGATTTCTCTAAAATAAATAATGTATCGGGAAAATAATGTGCTAAATTTCTTAAATTATCTAATGCTTTGTTATATAAAATAAAATTAGGTCTTACGCCAATTGATTCTATATATTCTATTCCCTTTGAAATATTCATATTAATAGGAATTATTCGATGTTTGTAGTTCCATAGTTGATAAATTAAATTATTATATTTAGTTTTATCTAAATCACATAACACGATAACAGTAGAACCAACACCAGATTTTTCACACAATAATCTAGTTGATATTCCATCTTGTGGATTTAAATGTAATAGTAAATTATCATTACAATAAAGATATTTTGTTATTAATCTTTTTAATGATTCACTTAAAAATACTTTAGTTAATTTAGCATCTGGTGGTAATTGCTTAGGAAATGGATGTTTCTTTTTTATTTTATGAACTAATTCATAATAAACTGTATTATTCATATAATTTATGATAAGATATAATATATGAATGTTCATTTAAATGACCATATAAATGATTATTCTTATTGAGAAATTGATGATACGCTTGTTGAACAGGTTTAAAAACAGCATCATCACCTACAACAGTGATTTTAGGATATAATTTAAATATATCTTTTAATAAATCAGTTAATCTCTTCATATTCTTTTCAAAATCTATAAAAATAACATCTAATTCTATTTTATTATTATGTAATAATTTAGGTATGGATGCAGCATCATTTGTTTTTATTAGATAAGTTATTCCTTTTTTAAATATACTCAAGTTTTTATAGACAACTTCTAATCGAGGGAAGTTCCAATAGAAGTCATTTAATGGGTCAAATTTTCTATATTTATCGGGTGCTTCTGTTACATATTGAAATTTATCGGCGGTATATAATATAATATCTTCCTTTGTTTCTTTAATAAATATATCACTTAACCCAAACCAAGTTCCCAATTCTAGAATACTTTTAGGATTAAATTTTTTTAAAACATATTCTAAGTTCTTTTTAGTATTATCATGGAACCATCCGTGGTTAGTTACTTTAATTGGTATATTAATATAAGGATTTACTTTAACAATATTATTAAGACTTCTAATACCTGATAAATCTTTTTTTAGATTATCATTTACTATATTCATATCAACTGATATATCTCTATTTATAATTTTATTAATTAGGAAACCGCCATAATAAAATATAGAAGCTTGTATAAAATAATCTAATAGTTTATGATTACTACTAAATCCATTTAATATAATAAATTGAATTGGAGTAATATTAATATTATAATTATCTTCATCAATATGTATTAAAGGATAAATTGGAACTTTATTTATTTTAATTTTATCGTTTACATAAATTTGAAATAAATTATATTTAGTAATATTTTCAGCAATTATTTTATTAATATTATCATTTGATTTAATATACAATATATTTGTTTGTTCATCAACGAATGTTTTTAGATTTTCTATTACATAATTACTATATCTATTTGGTGAATTGATATACATAAAATACTTCATTGAATTAGTTATCATATGTTTAGTTTCTTTAATTGGATATTTCTTTAAGAATTTATCTAATATTAATAATTGATTCTGCTTAATGTCTTCAATAAATAATTCAGTAAACTTATCATTTATTTCATTACTTGTTTTATTATTTTTAATAGCTTTTAATCCTGAGAAATTTGTTCTTTGATAATCACGACAAATCAAATAAACACGTAGATTATTAAATTTATTAATCATTGGCTTAATAAATTGTATTTTAAATGAAGCTTTTAATAACTCAATTAAATATTTATGTTTAATTGGAAAAGGTAATTCTAAAATTAAAGTTTTGCCATTTGGTAATATAGATAAAATATTTTCTAAATCTTTTGTAAAATTTTTACTATAAGTTAAAGTTATTAAATCAAACTTCAATTCTTTTTTTATTAGATCTTTAAAACTAAAAACACATCTGGACATATTACCTTGTATCAAGTCTAAATGTAATGGAAGTTCTTCTATTGATTTATTAATTTTAAATGGATTAGATGTTAATAAATTCCAATCAAAGTCTACTTTATATCTTTTATTAATATTATACTTCCTTCTATAAATTGCTTGTAAATATTGATTAATAGCATATACAAAGGTTGTTGGTTCTTCACTTACATGTAGTGTTGTTGGTGATTTAGTATCAAATAAATTATAAAACATCAACTGATACATTTGTAACCAATTATAATCGACATCTAAATTATATTTTAATGGAAAATCTAATGGTGGTTGTTGATAGTCTTGTAGATATTTATTCATATATAATAATATTATAAATATAGTTGAGTTATTAATTTATTAATATCTTTTGTTTTTTTTATATCATTATAACTAAAATTTAGAGAAAACAATCCATTTTCTTTCCAAGAATATAATTCATTATCTTTAATCTTATTTTTACTAAATGTGTTATAATCTATATTTAATTTATTATTATATACAATATTTTTTGAAGATGGTAAATTAATTTGTATATTATTCATTGCCATTCTTCTAAATAATGAATTATCAATACCTCTTTTATGATTTGGATAACCATTACATCTAATAAAATCAATAGAATTAAAAATAATATTTCCTAAATAGAAATTTTGTAAAAAATAACTTTCATGAAGATATTCTAATAATAAAGGATTATATGGAAAACTAGAATAAAATTTTAACATTTCTTCACTGATTTCATTTCTAATTTTTTTTAGAAAACATACTATTTTAAAACCATTATTAAAAGCATACATAAATCCATAATTTAACATTTCTCCTATAATATTATCTTTTTGTTCAACTAAAAAAATTTTATATCCTCTATTTAATTTTTTAAAAATATCCAATTTTTTTAAATCAAATTTTTTAGTATTTGGAATAATGATTGCCATTTTTTCCGATTTTTTATCTAGATTATTTCCTACTTTATTAAAAATAATATTATAATTATATTCACTTGGTTCATATTTTTGAATATTAGGTATTAGAACAAATGCGTTTTCATCTATTTCCAATCTATATTGCTTGTGTTCATCAATAAATTCTTTTACTGCTTTACCTACTCCTTTATGATATTTTATATCATCTCCAACAATTAATGTATTGGGGAAAGAATCATGTAGTGCTTTCAAGTCACCCTTAACTGAATCATATGTATGATCCATATCTAAATAAATAAAATTAGGTCTTACTTCCATATCTGAAAGCATTTTGGCTGCTTTTCGACCATCCATTTTAATAGGAATTATTTTATCTTTGTATTCCCACATATTAACCAAAAAAGTTTCATATAAATGCTTTAATCTATTCTTATGAACCTTAGAATTATTATTATTTTTTTTCTTAATTCCATTTTGAATTGAAGTTCCACCATCAGCCCAACTATCGACACAAATAACAGTAGCATATGGAGAACTTTTTTCACATAAAAATCTAGCTGATTTTCCTAAATAAGAACCAAATTCAATTATTAAATTATCATTACAATAAAGATACTTCTCTATTAAACGCTGATTACCATAACCAAACCATCCGGCATTATCTTCTTTCTTTTTAGGTATTTCTTTTGGAAAATGATATTTTTTTCTTAATTCACTTGTTATTTTCTTATAAGAAGTAATATTCATATAATTTATAAAGTTATTTTTTAATTAAGTATTATAGATTATTTACATCTATCAAGTATGTAAATAATGACAATTTTTACCATTAAAACAACCATTTATATTATTATAATGATACCAACATATATCTGTCGAATGTGTGTTGGACAATGGAATAAAGTTATCAGATTTTATTTCATCTTTTTTATAAGTTTTTTTCTTTTTCCTTTTATCAATACTTTTAATTTTAATTTTTAGTTTTTTCACCTCTTCTTCTGCTAATTTTAGTTTAGTTTCTGTTAACTCTTTCGTTACTTTATCTAATTTAATAATAACATCTGTATATTTTTCTTCTTCTGCTTTTAATTGTTCTTTTAATTGCTTTCTAGAAGATATTCCTATATTAGTTTTATATTTAGGATTAATTCCCTTTTTACAGTGATAATATTTCTTATTAGAATTCCAAGATGATTTACTAGGCATAATATTAATTTAACATTTAATCTTTAATATATTTTATTTCATTTTTTTATAATAAATATATATATGAAAGATTGTTCTATGTGGTGCTTAGCTACTAAATTATATGTGTTTTTTGCTGTTATTGAAATGATTACTATTGCATTATTAAGTCATCATTTCCCTAGGATAACTATTGAACAAAGAAACCAATATATAACTATTTACATTGCTTTACTTATAACATGGTTTTTAGTACTGGCGTGGTTATGTTCAACTTGTCACAAGGTAATAGCTTTAATATTTTTACTAGTTCCTTTTATTATTTGTTTTATTTTCAGTTTGGTCATATTCTATATACTTATTAAAATTAATTCTCAATCTATAAAATAGTTCTATAATTTTTGTATTACATATATAATAAAAATTATTTTGTTTATTAGCATATTCATATATTACAAGATTATCAACTGGTTTCCCGGAACTAGTTTTCATTTCTATATTCATAAATATAATTTTTAAATTTATATCATTTTTTTTCCTTGTGTATATAAATGGATGATATACATAAAAAAATAAGAGAAAATAGAAGTAACATAAAACAAAATTCTTTAAATGCATATATATCAAATATAAAAAAAGTATTTAGGGAAGTATTTGATGATGAAGTTAATATTAAGAATCTCAATCAGTTTGTTAAAGTTAAAAAATATTTAGAATCATTAACACCTGCTACAAGAAAAAATGTCATGAATTCATTAATTGTTCTACTAAAAGCATATGATGTTAATAAAACAACATTAAATAAATATCAAAATTACTTTGAATCTTTAATCGATGATTATGAAAATAACTATAATAAACAAGAAAAAAGTCAAAAGGAGGAAAAAAATTGGATTACAACAGACCAAATTAAAAAAAAAATAAAAGAATTAGATGATAAAATATCCAAAATGGATATGGAATCTTTAGATAAAAATGAATTAGATTTAATTCAACAGCATTTAATATTAAATTTGTATACAGAAATACCTCCTATGAGGAATGATTACGCTCAAATGAAAGTGTCTGATAAAGATTTAAAAAATGATAATTATATTAATCTTAAAACAAAAGAAATAGTTTTAAATAAATACAAAACAGCTAAGACATATGGAGAAAAAAAAATACCAATACCTCCAAAGATTTTAACTTTAATTAAAAGATGGCATAAGTTAAATAATAGTCAATATCTTTTAATAAATATTAGGGATAAGAATGCCATGACTAATAATGGTTTAACTAAATACTTAAACAAGATTTTTAATCCAAAAAAAGTATCAACCACTATCTTAAGAAAATTATACCTATCCGAAAAATACCCTGTTATTCATAATAGAAATGATATGAAAAAAGATGCATATATAATGGGACATTCAATAAAAACACAGCAAGGCATTTATCGAAAAAAATAAATTATTATGGCCCGACTCCATGTAATGAAGTAAGGATCCACGCGGTGCATAATACACCCGTGGTGTGGTCAACTAGTTATTATCGTATGGAATTACCTGCTTCTCGTAGTCCTCCAGAACCTTCACTGCCTCCTCGATTTGTTCGTCAAGAGCAGCTCGATTCTTCAACAAGACGGACACATCGGCTGGCTCCATCTCCAGAAACATGCCGGTGATTTTGCCTACAACAGTCGTCTTCTGGGAGACCAAGGGGTATTTGCTTGCAAGTTGCAGCGTCTTCTGGGCGACCAAGGGGAACAGCTGCTGTCCGAGCATCTGTTTCTGCTCTTGGAGACTCACGTGCTTCGCTCGTACAAATGAAGACCCAGGACAAGGTTGAGCAACGCTCGACCCAGGACAAGGTTGAGCAACGCTCGACCCAGGACAAGGTTGAGCAACGCTCGACCCAGGACAAGGTTGAGCAACGCTCGACCTTGTCTTGGCCAATGCGGTCTGGTACTTCTCTAATTGTATTGTAGTCGCTATTATATTAAGGCGTTTGTACCACTCCGGCGCGTGCGCGAAGCTGCATTTCCAACCTCTGCATTTCCAACCATCACAAATAATATCCATCCTATACATGTCTCCTGGCTTTATATTCTGAGGTCGCGGTAGTGCTGCCGCTTGGCCAGCACTACCGCGACCTCTGTGTCCGCCTCTGCCACCAGTATTACCCCTCCGATTCATTCGTCTCGCCCTTGCAGTCTCTTGCAAAAGAATATGGGCATCATACCTCGTCTTCTTCCCCAGTTCCACTTGCATTCGAGTCTCTGCGACTATCTTAACCTCCTCCAGACGAGCCGCTGCTCTGACCTTCTCTATTTCCACTTTAGCCCTTGCGCTGGCCGTCTCCTTATCTGCATCCGTCGTGCTGCCCACCTCCAACTTGGCAATGGCGTCACGAAGATTAGCATTATGTTGCTTGGTTTCAGCTTCGCTACCGGCGAAGCTATCCTTCAACTGGATAAGGGCTGACTTCATTTCCCCCATCTTCCCCATGTGGGCGGACATCATCTTGCTGTTGTCGTCCATCTTCCCCATGTGGGCGGACATCATCTTGCTGTTGTCGTCCATCTTATCCATGTGGTCGCCCATCCTCTGGTCCATCCTCTTAGCAATTAGCCTTCTGGATTCATTGCCTGCGGCCTGCACCTGCAGTAACGCCGTAATCTGGTCGAGCTGTCTCCTATCCACTAGCACATTCGTGCTCACATCCATTGTCGTAGGGTAACTCGTCGTCTCAAGTTGACTCGACGTGCATTCAAATGTAGGAGATATCTCCGGCATGACAAGGGTTGTCGGAAGTAGATTTGAGAGGAATTGTCGGGGTATCGTGAAATTAGGAAGCTGCGTGTGCGCTGGCATCTCTTCTATGCACACGGGGCCTCTTTGTGTTCCCGAAGCTTTTATCCGCTCGGACCCACGTTGAGAGCGACGTGACAAAGTATTTTGGGGGTTTCTTGGCATGACTTTGAACTAGAACGTATGAAAGTATTGAAAGTATGAAAGTTTTTTATTTAGCTGACAATTATAATAATTATGATTCTCAAAATTTAATGTATCATTTTTTTTTTATAATATATATATGAAACATTTAATAAAAACTCTAAAGATTTATTTATTATCTCTTATAAGATTTAAAAAATGATTATATGATATAAAGATAAATTACTAATCATATTAGAGTAAATATGAGCAAATATGAAATATTAGATGACATAGAACACGTATTAAAGAGACCAGGTATGTATTTAGGGGATAATAATCCTCAAAATATAATAACTTGGTTATTAGATAAAGATGGAAATATAAAACAAAAAGAAGAATTATTAAATTCAGCTCTAATGCAGATTGTAGAAGAACCTATACAAAACACAGCAGACCATTATTTTACATGTAAAGAAGAAGAAATACCTTTTAATAATATAGATATTTCTTGTAATAGTGAAGAAATATCTTGCATGAATTCAGGTGGTATTACATCTGATTACCATGATACGTATAGAGATAAAGATGGAAAAAAAGTAAGAATAATTCAGTTGATTTTTTGTAATTTAAGAAGTGGTTCTAATTTAGATGATAATATAGAGAAAACAGTAGGTGGACAAAATGGATTTGGTATTAAATTGTCAAATATATTTTCTTTAGTTTTTGAAATAGAATCAGTTAAAAATGGTAAAAAATATAAACAATTAATTGAAAATAATATGACTAAAATCAATAAAGCTAAAATAACCTATGTTAAAGGAAGTAAAGAATATACAAAAATAACATTTAGACCAGACTTTAAGAGGTTTGGTGTTGATTCTTTTTCTGAAGAAATGATTGAAGTTTTTAGGAAGAGACTCTATGACATAAAAGCGTATTTGGGGAATGATATCAAGGTTACTTTCAATAAGGAAGTTATCAAAATTAAGAATTTTCAAGAATATGTAAATAGGTTTACACCTAAATCATATTGTCTAGAAATTGATAATTGGAAAATTGGAATAGGGATTAGTAGTGATAATAAACATATTCGCACTGGACTAGTTAATGGTATTTGTACAACAAATGGCAAACATTTTGATTATATTTGTAATCAGATTACTAAAAAAATGGTTCCTTTATTAAGTAAGAAAGCTCCTAATTTAACACAAATAATGATTAAAGATAATATATTTTTAGTTATTATTTGTAAAATACCAAATCCTAGATTTGATAGTCAAACTAAAAACAATATGACTACTCCAGTTATAAAATTTAAAGGAAAATATGGATGCGAAATCCCAGATAGTTTTATTAAGACATTATGTGCTCCTAAATCTGAAATTGCTACTAATATTATCGATTGGTATAACTCGAAAGAGGATTATAAAAATAAAAAAGAGCAAAATAAAACAGATGGATCAATGAAATCTGATGTTCGAGTTCCTAAATATGATGGTGCTAATGATGCCGGAACTAAAAACAGTAAAAATTGTACCTTGATTTTAACTGAAGGTGATTCAGCAAAAGCATTTGCTATGGCGGGGATGTCTGTTGTTGGTAGGAAAAAATATGGGGTATTTCCATTAAAAGGTAAATTATTAAATGTTAGACAAGCTAGTTCTCAAAAATCAACTGCTAATCAAGAAATTATATATATTAAAAAAATATTAGGATTACAGACAGGATTAACTTACACATTAGATAACACAGATAAGTTATTAAGATATGGTAGGATAATGATAATGACAGATGCTGATGTTGATGGAAGTCATATTAAAGGTTTATTAATTAATTTAATTCATTATTTTTGGCCATCGCTATTAAAAATTCCTAATTTTATAGTTTCATTTATAACACCCATTGTAAAAGTGACAAAGAAAAAAGGTAAACTTATTAAGGCGTTTTATACATTAAATGATTATGATAAATGGAAAAAAACAAATAATAATCTTCTTTGGAATATTAAGTATTATAAGGGATTAGGTACATCAACATCTAAAGAAGCTAAAGAGTATTTTAAAGAATTAGATAAGCATACTAAATTACACACATATAATGATGAATGTGATAAAGATATAGAATTAGCTTTTGCTAAAGAAAAAGCAGATGATCGGAAAAAATGGTTAATTATTGAAAATGAACCAGAAGCTTGTTTAAATAATAGTATATCTAGTTTTATTAATATTGAATTAAAAGAATTTAGCTTGAGTGATAATGTCAGAAGTATTCCCAATATAATGGATGGATTAAAACCATCTCAACGGAAGGTATTATACGGTTGCTTGAAGAAGAATTCTAATATATCTATCAAGGTTGCTAATTTAGCAGGATACGTTAGTGAACAAACATCTTATCATCATGGAGAAGCTAGTTTACATGGAACTATTATTAACATGGCACAGAATTTTGTAGGAAGTAATAATATTAATTTACTTACACCGGATGGTCAATTTGGTACTAGATTAATGGGTGGTTCTGATTCGGCATCACCTAGATATATATTTACTAAATTGGAAGATATTTCTAATATGATTTTTATGAAAGAAGATAATTATTTATTAGAGTATTTAGATGATGATGGAGTTAAAATAGAACCAAAATATTATCTACCTATTATACCAATGATTTTAGTAAATGGATGTGAGGGAATAGGGACAGGTTTCAGTACTAAATTACCTAAATATAATCCAAAAGATATTATTAAAAATATAAAAAACCTAATTAATGATAAACCATTGAAACATATGATGCCTTGGTTTAGAGGATTTAAAGGTAGTGTAGAATACACAGATGAACAAAAAAGTAAAAAAGTTCAGAATAAAAATTTATGTACTATTGCTGAATATTATATCTCAGAAGATGGTTTATATTGTAAAATATTGGAATTACCAATTGGTATTTGGACTAATAAGTATAAGAATTACTTGGATACATTAAAAGATAAAAAAATAATCAAAAGTTATACTAATCACTCTACCGATGAAATAGTATATATTAGTATTTTTTTACTAAAACCACACAAAAACATGGAAGCAATTTTTAAGTTAAGAGACAGTAATAGTGTAAAAACATCAAATATTCATTTATTTAATAATAAAGGAGTCATCGAAAAATATACTATAGATAAAATATTTAAAGAATTTTATGAAGTTAGGTTAAAAGGATATGAAAGAAGACATAAATATATTATAGATAAAATAGAATATGAATTAAATATAATACAAGCTAGATTAAAATTTGTAGAGGGGATAATAGACGATTCAATTATCATATCTAAAAAAACAGATGAAGATATAGAAGAGATTTTATCTAGTTTTCCTAAAATTAGTGCTTTGAAATTTGAAAATTATAATAAAGATATTAAAGGGGATTATGAATATTTATTATCTATGCCCATGAAATCAATGAGTCATAAGAAATTAGAAGAATTAAAGAAATGCTATGAGTATTTACTAGAACAAGTAAAAACATTTAAAGGAAGAACACCTAAAGAATTGTGGATAACTGACTTAAAAGAATTATGGAAAAAATTAGATAAAAAATGATTTTATTAAGTTAGAATAAATAAGTTAAATTAATGACAGATAAATTAACAATGGATACAAAACAATTATATAATGATATTAAAAATAAGAGTATTGATGATATAATAAAAGATACTAAAGACCCTGAGAATATACTTAATTCAATTATTTGTATAATGACTGGTGCAAATAATGATTTTGATTTATCAAAAGATATCATAAAAAAATTTTATGAATTATATTCGAAATTAAATCCAAGTAAATATTACCCTAAAGATTTATTAGAAATGTTTTATTATGTATTCGCATCTCAATTAGGATTAAGTCCTATTAGTATTGATAATATGGAAAAGAGTGATATACAAAATATTGTTGATAATTTACATAATACAATTTGTATTCTTAAAACAAATATACATAAACAAAACAATGCTATTAAGAATTTACTATTTTCTAAATTAGAAAATGATAATTTAAGGAAACAATTATATTCTTTAATAAAAAGTAAAAAAAATGATATGTGTATAATAGAAAAATTAGAGAATATTATAAAAGTTAAGGATGAAGAAAAACTTAAGTTATTAAAAGTTAAGGATGAAGAAAAACTTAAGTTATTAAAAGTTAAGGATGAAGAATTAGAAATATGTAAAATTACTAATTCTAAAAATATAAAAAATATAAAAAAAATAAAAGATAATAGGAAAACATTATATGATTCAAATATAGTTTTTAAAATTAAAAATAAAGAATTAGAAGACGATATATTGAAGTTAAATAGTAAGATTTCTAATATGGAATTAGAATATAAACAATTATCTAATGATTTTCATTCGGTAAAAATAAATAATAACATAAAGAAAATAAAATTAAAATCACTTAATAAACAATTTTTAAATAAAGATAATACTTATAATTCAAAAGTAATTAATGACCAGCAATGTATAATAAATGATAATAATATAAAAATAGATATTCTAGAGGGGCGTTTAATATCTAATGACATTGTCATATCTAAATTAAAAAAAACTATTGAAGAAAATGAAAGTCCATATATAGGTCATTACTGGGGAGATGCAGGTGTTTTTCACGATCCTTGCTTAAATTATATTTAACGCTTATCTAATACATAAATTATAAATAAACCTAAAAGAATTAAAAATAAAATATCATATGATTGATTGTTTTGATTGTTTTGATAAGGAGCATATTGATTACTAAAATCTTCCTTTGATATATCTGTTTTATTAAAGCTATCAATTACATTTGAAAATTGCTCTAGGAGTGTATTATAATCATTTTTTGTTATTCCATATTTTACTTGTAAATGGTCCATTGTATTTATTAATGATTTACTTTGTGGATCTAAATTACTTCTCATGTTATTTATAGATGTTTGATTCTGATGCTTAGATACAATACTACTTGAAATAGGTTCATTTACAATGGATCTATTTGGCATAGTTGTCATTGGTTCTTTTTGACAATTAAAATTTACATTTGCTGCTGGCAAATTTGCTCTTGTTTCTTCTTCTAAACTTTGTTTTGTATTAATAGGAGTTGGTATTTCACCCCACGCTTCTTCTAGTGAACAATATCTAATTTTACTCATTATTATAATTAATGATTAGAAAATAATAATTTTATTCGTTTTATATATAATGACACATATAAATTGTTTTTTACTTATTGTGACATTAATTATTATTTTTATTTATTTAGATTATTTAGAAATACCCATTTTATTTGATAAAAATATAAGTAATTTTTTAATTAATCCCTTAATTAGATTTATTTTTATTATAATTATTGTATATACTGCGGAAAATATTTCTTATGTATTTTCATTATTTTTAGTATTAATATATGTATTTTTATTTAATAATAGCTTGAGGTCTAATAAAATTGAAAGATTCTTATAGTAATTTATATGATTAAAACACATTAAGTTTTTTAATTATTCATATTTAAAAAACTTATAAATAAATTAATAATATCTAGATAATAATCTAATGCACCTTTAATACAATCTCCTTTGCCTTTATATTTTAATAATATATTATTAGTATCGTATATTATAAATAATGAGAATAATATAATCGTAGCAACTGCTATCGATTTACTAATCATAGTAGATGCAGGTGAAAATATTCTAATAATATTAATTGTTATTATTATTAATAATATTATTAATAAATATACACCCATCCAACCAATATCATATCCCATATACACAATTATTAATCCTAAAATAAACATAATTATAAAATTAACTAATGTTGATATAGCTGCCGTTTCTATAATAGTCGGATCTAGCGAATGTAATGATTGTGATAATAATAATCCTAAAAATATACTAAATATTATAAACAATAATTGCTTTATAAAAAATGGTAGATTTGTTTTCAGAATTAAAAATATTATAAATATTAAGAAAATTAATTGAAGTATTCTATTAATTATAGTTGCTTGACCTAATAACTGCTTATCTTTGTTTAATTTAATGGTTATTGTAGTAATAACTAATTGAAATGCTAATGTCAAGAATATACAAATCATTAAATCTTTTTTTCTTCTTAATAACTTACTAAAAATGTTAAATTTACTTGTCATTATAATATAATAATATATATATTAATTATACTTATTGTGTTTTTTTATTTTTAATATTTTCTATTTGCTTAGCAACCATATCCCCTGATAAATATTCACTCCATACATTATTTACAGTTATAGGACATACATTAGATTCTTTATAATAACCAGGGGGGAACTTATATTTATTATCAACTGGTATATGCCATTTAGATGGAGGAAAATAAGAATAACCAGGAAAGAAAAATCTATCCCAGTCTTTATATACTTTGGAATTTTTATCTATTACAGAATATGGAGTATATACTTGGTTTATAGGAGTTCCTACTGTATTACTTAAGACTTTTGCTAAATCTCTATCACCATTTACTTTTACTGGATATGGAACTTTAATAATTTTCTTCTTAGGATTATTTACAATATAATTGTAATTATAATCATAATATTTTTCGTTGGATATTTTATCTATATAATTTATTTCATCTTCTTCATTTTCACTTATTTTTTTGCTTGATTGATTAGTATTTTTAATTATAATTTCATTATTTTTAGATTCTAAATCTTCTATAAAATTATCTCTCTGTAAAGCAATATATATTAATAATATTAATATAACACCTAGGAAAAAGCAATTTAAAAATTTATACATTTATATAATATTATATTATATTTAAACAAAAAACTTATATTATTCTTTAACATTATAACAAGCATTAGATAATGACGGCCATAATAAATTGTTTGTCTCCTGATATTTACATCTCTTTATTAATCCAGGATCATCATTTTTAGTTGGCCATTCATCGCTTGTAAATGTAGTAAATTTTAATGTATCGCTTGGGTTATAAATATTATCACATTTATCCATTGCTATAGTATTAGTTGTATCAATGCCCATATAATTATATCCCTCTGGGCAATATTTACCTACAGCATTTGCATATTCATTGGATGGATATGGAATATTCTTAAAATAATTCATACTGTTATCTAGCTTTATTTGATATAAATAATATAATAGTAAAATTAATGAAATACATATTAGAATTATTATTATTTGAATAAACATTATACTATTATTTTATATTTTTTTTCATATTCATCTTATAATGAAACATTCTCATATATCAAATAAACTATTAAAAATGAGATAATCATAATAATAATATTTATATAATGTGGTATTTTAAATGAAAATACCTTATTACATATTTTTTTTGTTATTATTTTTTGGCATGGTGTTAAATCACCTCCTCCATATCCAAATACAATAAACATAATGTATGATGTTAGAAGAGAAATTGCTAAAACTTGAAAAAATAATATAATCACATGACTTTTACTTGATATATCATCATTCTTTAATTTAGATTTATTAAAATTATCAAATACTAAACTTATTGTAATTACAATACTCGTAAATAATCCAGTTAACAAAAATCCGTTTGAATAATAAATAGCTTTAATTGGCAATACCATTATATATTTATTAAATAAAAAATTATATATAATATATATGTCTAATTATCAAAATAATGTTTTAGGAGATATACAAAATGGCAGAGTAACTCAAATAGACGAGAAAAATTTTGCTCCAGCATATATGATGGCACAACTAGAAGGAAAAGATAAGAATACTAATTACCAAGACCATGCTGTTGTTAATATACAAGCTAAAACTGAATTATCAAACTCATATTTTTCTAGTCAAAATATTCAAAATATTCAAAATCGAATTAGATATGCGGTCTATAATCTTTCTAATAGAAAATATACAATTGGACCACAATCTGAAATAGACCTTAAAGTCATTATGAGAGCATATTATCTTCAATATGGTAAATTCTTAGATTCAAATATAAAAGAACAAATTCAAGAACTAAATGATTTAGTTATACAATACACTGTTCCCAATATCATGAGTGAAGTAGAGCAATATAACACCTACATCTATGATATAGAACATCTACCAATGCCTATGGCTCGTTCTCTAAACGTTTCTTCAGCAGGTACAAAAAACAATAGGAGTGTAGTATCTACATTTTAAAAAATTTATACTTATAATATTAAGTAGTTTAATATATATGTAATATAGCACACTAACAATGATTCAATTTACTAGTTGCAATGGGCCTTATACATTAAGAAAGCGCGCTGAAATACGTTCATTCATTAGAGATAAACAGTTCTAGAGGGTCTACATGTGTGGACCAATGAGTATCCGGATCACTACATCGGATGTCCCCAATTTGTACAATGATCGTACAATTGTAAAGTTGGGGGAAAATGAAACGACAGTTATAAGAACATTGACATATTGATTTATTACTTATTTGGCCAGTTAAATGGTGTTTTTCAACACCACATAATTTTAACAATCATCAACTACACCAGAGGTATTAATTTGGTTAGTTCTGGTATTTAGGAGAGTATTCTTTAGAACGTTTTGTCTTTCAACTATTTTTATGGTAAAATTATGTTCTGTATTCATATCGATTAATTTACCATCTGAATCTAAAAATTGGATTATTAGAGATGATATATTATCCAAAACATCTTCAAATGGTCTATATTCATAAGATACAAATTGATTGCTTTTTAAAGTAGAGGGGATGACTGGAAGCATTATTTTAGAAAATAAATTATTATTATTACCAGTTGATATATTATTGCTTTCATAAATAGTTCCAGAAAAATTAGTTGAAATTTCACCATAAGTAGGAAAAATTAACTTCATAAAAACATATCGTTCACCTCTAAAAACATATAAGCCCGATGTCAAGAATTCAACGTCTAATGTTGGAAAATATTTATTAATTATCCCATTTGTATAATAATCTATTTTATTTGTTAAATAGGTATCAGTATTATATTGAATTGATCGGTAACTACATTTATCAGATAATGTAATCATGTTACAATTAGGAATAGACCACGCTAAAATAGATAGTATAGTAGAATTTTCAATATTAAATTTAAATGGCATACCTCTTCCTATCTTAGGTAAACTATTTGATATAATATCTACGGGTAAATTTTCACCTATAACCTGTGCTAAAAGTAATTCTTCAGACATCAAGAACATTTTATTCAAATATCCAGATACTTCATAATAATATTTAGCATATTCTATTTTATCATTTAAAATAAATAATTCTCTATGTCGACAATTAATATTAATTCCATTTTCTATTATATTTAATTTAAATCTATATAAAAAAACTTTAGTTTTTTCAGTAGATATTTCAAATCCTCTAATCAATGGACTTGTTTGTGCTGTAAAATAAGATAACTTATCAACAAATTGATATGTTCCACCTGACCAACCATCGGGTGCCTTACCATCATAATAATATTCTTTATTATTTATCATTTCAGATGTATATCCACCAATAGATGGAATATTTGTTGGTATAATGGGAAGACCACTATTCCCCCATCGAAAATCTTCTAATTGTTGATTATATACTTTCCAATGAGGGTCTGCGTCTGATTTCTTATCAAAAGTTGGCAGAGAATTATTATCATATTCTACTAAAAACACAGGTAATGTAAAATAAATAGAATTATCACTATGCAATACACTTTCATTGTCTAAAGGAATATCATTATATGAAAAAAAATAACCCAGAACATCATCTATGTTTATAGATGATAAATCATTATTAGTATCTGTATTTGTTAAAATACTTTTAGTTTTTAAACACGTCTCAATCGTAACTGGTATGAATTCTTCTAATCTATTTATAAATAATGTTTTATTTGTAATTGGATTAATATCTACATAAAAATTATGATTTTTACCTTTAACAGAAGAGATTGTATTCCCATCATAAATATCTTTTCCATTTGTTATGCCAGTTGGTATATTTTCTCTATAAATATTTATTATTTCTATTTGATTCATAGTTTCCATTAATACATTAGATAAACTATCAGTATCATAAAAACCAGCATCTATCTCTGCTTCATATGTATGGGATAAATCTATATAAAAATTATTCTTAAAATAATTATGTGGATCGTTAGTAAATTTTAATTTACTACATTGATTAAATTCTTTTTCATTTGCATAAGACCATCTTATTTTATTATTAGTCTTGTTTATTGGAGTTATAGAATAAGGTAATTCTATTTCTTCTAAGTTAATAGATTCTATATTATCAAATTTATTATTTAAATTTACTAAATAATTATTTGCTTTATTATTTATTTCGACTCTATCTTTACTATCTATAGATACAAATGTTTCTTTTAGTTTTTTATAATTAGTTATATCTATATCATTAATAAATTTACTAGTTGTTTGTCTACTAGATGTATTAAATTCAATTTTATTTGTATCTAATAAATCATTGTCCATTTATTAAAATATATATAATTATTATTTAAATAAATTATTTATAATGTTTTAATATAATTTCTTGATTAGTTTTTGAATTTATATTTGTATTATGTAAAGAAATAGGAATTTCAATTAATTCTATAGTTAAATTAAAATCCTTAACAATATTAATTATTCTTCCATTTTCATTTAATATTTGTATTCTTATTTTATTTATATCTTCTAATAAAATTTCATTAAATAATACATTATTTATAACTATATTATTTATATCATTCTCTTTTTCAAAATTACTTATATTACCTGGAATATTTGATAACATAATCTTAGCAATTATTGAATTATTATATTTTGTATTATTTTCTATAATATTATAACTTGTAATATTATTATTATCATTATCACCTGCTATAATTAAAGAATCATAGTTTTTGTTATTAGGAAATAATATTCTCAAATATATATAATTTTGTGATGATATTATGAATGTATTATTTCCAACATTCTGATATAAAAATCTAACATTTGGGAAGGTTGGACGTATGTAATTAATTTTTTGTGTATAATAATTAATTTTATTATAAATATTAAAGTCTAAATTAGTATGTATTGCTCTTATAGGACACTTATTAGATACTACTATATTTTCCTTACAACTTTTATACCATCCCATAAATAATAACAATGAATTTGTTGTGCCATCAATATTTAAATCATCAACACTATCTAATACAAAATTAAATGGAATACCCCTACCAATAATAGGTAATTCATCATTTTCATTTTCTTCTAACAAAGAATGATTTAAGATTGGACCTGTTATTGTTGGCAATTGAAATTCATATTTAGAAGTATTAATTAAATTTAAATTACTAACTTTATTTAAATTATAATTTAAAAAAAAATTAGATGTTGATTCATCTAAAAAATAAGTTTGATTAAATTTTGGATAAATAGCTTTATCATTATCTTTTATCTCCAATCTTAATCTTAATAAATTTGAAGGGATATTACCAATTGTATTATCCGAATTAAATTTAATAGCTGAGTTAGAAATACTAATTGTTCCCATTCTTATAATATCTATTGCCTGAATAATACTACCTTGGTAATTTGAATAAGGAGTAAACATATCCAAGTTATTAATATATGCATCTGTTTCCATAGGTGGTATTAAATAATATTCTTTATTATTTATTAAATCTTTATCGATTCCACCAATTGAAGGAATATTTGATGGTATAAATGGAATACTTTTAAAAAACTGTTTTAATTTATCATAATTATTTTTATCATCCCATATGCTATCTATTATTTCATCTTTATTTGCTGAACTACTATAATTAAATGACAATAAATCATATAATTCAGTCTGTCTTATATAAATATAAATACTTTTAACACAATTGTCACTATTAACTAATGAATCTAATGATTTATCACCCTTTAAGAATGTTTGACCAAAAAAAAATCCTAATTTATCATCCTCTGGTTTCATTATTGTCTGGATGCAGTAAATTTTTAAATTTTCTAATCTATTAATAAATATAGATTTATTGGTAATTGGATTTATATAAATAGAAAAATTATGAACACATGGTTTTATATTTATTTTATTTATAATAGCTGTTTTACTATTTATAAATTCTAAAGTTACATCTATATTTAAAGGATAATTTAATATATGTGGAGTTTTATTCATAGCATTTCTAATAGAATTGATTAGTGTTTTAACTGTATAATTACCAGACGTTATCGTTACTACATATTCTTCGTTATCGGTAAATCCAGTTGGATAAGTATTTTTACATTTTAATTTATTATAATTATATTGAGATAAATACATCCATCTAATTTTATTATTATTGAAATATACAGGAGGAAACATATTTTCGATTTGAATTTGTTTTAATTTAATTTGTTTAATGTTAGTATAAGTATTATTTAAATTTATTATAAAATTATTAGGATGTGGATATAATAATTTATTTCTATTTTTACTATCGATTGATACCAAAGATATTTTAAAATTTTTATTTATATTTTCTTCTAAATATTTTATAGTTTTATCAAATATAGGTTTATCCATTTAATACTATTTATAATTAATATTATAAATAATATTAATAATTAATAATATTTAATTTTGAGTTATAATTAGTATTTTTTAAGATACTTAATTCTTCTGTAACTTCTAAAATAAAATTATGATTTTTTATAGATTCTAATAAATTTCCATTTTTATCAATAAATGATATTTTTAATTTACTTAAATTTAATAAATAACTTTTATCAAATCTAGTAATATTTTGAGTAAAATTATTATTAACTAGTAAGTTTAAATTATTATGTAATAATATTTTACAAAATAAATTTTGTAATTTATTATTTACAATAGATCCATCTAATAGTTCTATTTTCATATAAATATATTCTTCACTTAATAAAATATTTATATCTGAATTTTTTATTTTTTGAAATAAAAAAAAATTATCTGGAAATATAGGTTTAATAAAATTAGTATTTGAAAGATAAAAATTAATTTTAGATTTTACTTGAAAATCTAAGTTAGAATGAATTGCTCTATATTTACATTTATCAGACACTAATACTCTATTACAATCTGTTGACCAACCTAAATTTAACAATAATGAATTATTTGTATTATTTTTATTTTTATCTTTATCTAAAATAAAATTAAAAAAGAATCCTCTACCAACAAAAGGATTCTTTATGTGTTTTATATTAAAATGACCTATTAATTGCTGTAGATTAACATTACATGAGTTAATTGAACTACTATCATATTTAGAATGATTAATAAATTTTTCATTTATTATAGTTTGATTATATTTAGATTTTATAAAATTATTATTGGAATTTTTTATTTCAAATTCTATAATAAAAAGATTCCTTTTTATTATATTTGAACTACCTGAATTATTAAAATAATTTATTATTCCTAAATTTAAAATGTTATTAATATCAAATAAAAGTGTATTATATGTTGCCCCTAAATAATTTAATGGTTTATATTTAATATTATAATATTCTTTATTTATAAATTTAGAATCTATACCACCTATAGATGGAATATTACCCAATATTAAAGGTAATTTATTTTCATCAAATAATTCTATTATTTTTATATTACTTTTATCACCTGATATATATATATATATACAATTATCTCTTGCTTTGAATTTAGCATTAGAACCTGTACCACCTATTCTAAATTGCTGAACTATTTTATTATCTAATTTATCTATTGAAAAAGTATTAGGATTTAAAATAGTTTGAATTAAAGAAGCATCAAATTCTTCTAATATATTTATAAAAGTAGTTTTATAATTAATAGGATCAATGTTAACTTTAAAACTTAATAGATTTTGTTTTCTTATGTCAATGGTTGTAATTTCTTCTTCTAAAAGTATATTACTCATAACTTCTTGTATTTTTACTTCTAACCCTTTGACTGTATAATAACCTACAGGAATTTCAACTAAATATTCTTTATTAAATGCTAAAAGATTATCTTCTGGATTTTTAATATCCATACAATTATTTTTCTTATATTCATCAATCCCTGGTAAAATAAATCTAATTTTATTATTATATTTTGTAACTGGGGCAATACTATTAGGAAATTGTATTTGTTTTAATTTTATACTTAAAACATTATTAAATGTTTTATTTAGGTTAATTGTATATTCATTTTTATTAATTTTATTTTTACTATCTATTGAAATTAATGTTGTTTTTTTATTTTTATAATTATTTTCTTCTAAAGTTTTTAATAAGCTACTAGATATTGGCTTATCAACCATTCTATATTATAACAAAATATATAGCTTTATATTATACAATGGTTAATATAAATGAATATATAATACTTTTAATTCCAACTAATCAAAGTGACTTTTATAAAAATCCTTATATATTACAATTTAAATTAATTAATTTTTATAAAAGATTAAAATATGCAAACCAAATGATAAGTGAAGGAAAAGTAGCATGTCCTACACAAATAACATGGGATTGTGAATTGAGAACCAAAGGAATTAATTCAATAAATTGTAGACAAGCAAATATAATGTTAAAATTAATAAGTTCTGATTTTAAGAATATTGGAGTATTTATTAGATATGCTATATCTTTTCAACGAGCAACAAAGTTTAAACTTCAGCAAAATAGAAATGGGCTAATGACAAATGATCCAAATAAAATAAAAAAACCTAATTAAAAAACCGAATTAATATATAATGAGATATACTAGTAAATTTATTTTTACACTTGCTATATTTTATTTTTTAACATATATACCTTTTATAATTGGATATATATATAAATATGATGAATATACTATTGGAACAATTTATGCATTAATGTCTATTATAGTAGGATTATTATGGTTTTTGGGATTAGAAAAATTAATACAAAAAATTATTAATATATATAAATGAAAAAATTAATTTACTTAACAATTTATATTTCATTATTTATTCAATTAATTACGGGAATATTAAGTTTTTCAGGATTATTCATAAAAATAAATAAAGAAGATTTTGCGTTAAAAGAAATATTGGGATTGGAATTAATAGTACAAGTAATTGAAGCTATTTTTTATATTTGGATAATATTTGCCTTAAATAATATACAAAATATGACACCAAGACGATATATAGATTGGATGATAACAACACCAATGATGTTATTATCAACTATGGTTTTTATGAAATTCAATCAAGATAAAAATACAACACTTAAATCATTTATTAATAATAATAAATTAGAAGTTATTTTAGTTTTTTTATTTAATGGATTAATGTTATTGTTTGGATATCTAGGTGAAACTAATATAATTAATAAATATTATTCTATAACAATAGGATTTATATTCTTTTTTTTAAATTTTAGATTGATATATGAAAATTACGCTAAATATACCAAGGATGGAGTAAATTTATTTGTATTTTTAATTATATGTTGGTCATTGTATGGAATTAGCGCAATGTTACCTATAAAAATAAAAAATATATGTTATAATTTACTAGATATTATATCTAAAAACTTTTATGGCTTGTTTATATTTTATCATATACTTAAGGTAAGAAAGTCTTAATTAAAATATTATTTTCATATATATCTACAGGTGCTACTGGTTTAGACATTATAAAAATAAAATTTAATAAATATTTAACTTTATTATTATAGATGTGAATTATACTTTTTTCTAAATATTGTGTTTCTTTTTTTTTTAAATTCTTTATAAATATTGCCATTTTATATGAGTATTTAATAGGTATCCACCCCACGTCTCTAGTATCAAATTCAAATGTAAATTTTTTTTTATTTTCATATAACCTTCTCCATGTATTTAAGAAATTTTCAAAACGATAATCATTAATATTAGAATTCATTTTAACCTTAACTCTAGGAAAATCATTTTCATCAAATTCAGCAAACATTTAATATAATTAAATATTTTTTTTCTCTGCTTTTTCCCAATCTTCTATATTATCTATATCATCTACTTCCTCTTTATTCATAATATATGGATAAATCTTTTTACCCGTAATACTTTTATCTTTTAAATACGAAGACACTCTAATTATATCAATATATCCATTGTGTAAATAAATCTCAGGTAGATTCTGTCTACAATTATTATAAGGTTCTTTAATACCATCAACTTCTTCAAATAATGGAACCAATACATTATCTATATTACGATACATCTTATAAGGAGATTTGGTAATTTCTATTACTGTTCGTAAAGATGTATAATCTGGATTTTTTATCATTATTTCTATCATTTTATTTAAGTTACTTAGAGTTCTATTTGGATATGTTGGTCTTAATTGAACAATTAAATCAGGTAATTTATTTTGAGTTATTGCCCAATTAATATAATGTTCTATAAACTCACTATCTAGTGATAAATCACCTGAAATATCACTTGGTCTTAAGAAAGGAACATTTGCTAAATTTTTTTTACAAATGTTTGCGATATCTTCACAATCTGTAGTGACTATGGTATCAGATATATAAGATGATTGGTTAGAGAGCTTAATAGAGTGTACAATTAAAGGTTCATTCTTAAATAATTTAATATTTTTTTGTGGTATACCTTTAGATCCTTTTCTAGCTGGAATTAGTGAAATTATTTTCATTAATTAAAATAATTTTACTAGAGTTATTAATATTGTAATAATATATATGGAAAAATTAGCAATTTTATTGGTAATAATAATGATAATTATTGAATCCTTGTCTCAAAGTTGTTTACAATTAGCAGGTGAATTAAATTCAATGATGTATTTAGTAATAGGTATGTTTTTATATATGTTTATAGCAGTAATATATTATTATATTTTAAAGAACAAAACTAAATTATCTATTGGAAATGCGTTATGGAATGTTGGAACTATTATATCAGTAACATTTATATCTATATTTATATTTAAGCAGAATATAAATATTTATCAATTATTTGGAATATTATTTTGCTGTATTGGAGTATTTTTAATAATTGGATATGATAATTAATATTTAAAAAGACTAATATTAATATATTATATCGAATGACATATAAATTAGATAATAATTGGACCTTATGGTTTCATGAAATAAATAATAATAACTGGAAATTATCAAGTTATAAAAAAGTATATGTATTTAATGACTTAAATACATATCTTAATATATATAGAAAAATTAATAATTTTTCAGCTGGAATGTTTTTTATTATGAAAGAAAAAATTTTACCTATTTGGGAAGCTAAAGAAAATAAAAATGGTGGATATTGGTCTTTAAAAATATCCAAAAATAATATTAATAAAGTTTGGAAAGACATAACATTACAATTATTAGGAAATACATTAGTAAAAGAAAATAAATTAAATTTAATTAATGGTATATCATTGAGCCCTAAAATAAATAACTGTATTATTAAAATATGGTTAAAAAAAGAAATAGATATTAAAGAATTTACTATTGAAAATATACCAAATACAGATTTTAAATATTTTAAGAATAATCACTAGATTCCTTTGGTGATAGACATAATTTTAATTTACCCATATTACCTATATCATATAAAATAATCAATGGATAATTATTTAATAAATATAATTCAACTGATTGACATAAATTAGTACATTTTGTAAATGATATTAAATGCTTAAGACTATAATACCCTTGAATTATATTATCCTCATTATTTTCTTTAAAAATAATACTATTTTCTTCATTATTATCAGTGCTGTTTTCTTTAAATATAGTTTCTTGCTTAACAAAATCACCTGCGCATTTAAATATTAACTCATTATTTATAACTTGTACTTCAACAATATCTGATAAATTATTCATATCTCTACATATTTTTTGTAAACATTGAGAAGGTAAAATAATTTGACAATCAAATTTTTTATCGGGACATTCATAATGGTCATAATCAATTTCTAATAAATTTAATTTATAGTTTGTTTGGTAATGTTTTTCATTATTTTCAATTGTTATTCCTAAAATATTTTCATCTTCTTTATTAATATAAAATTGTAATATATCACCATTAGAAACTGTTTTTATTAACTTAAATAAATTAATAATACTTAAACCAATTATTCGCTGCTCTGAGCTACAATAATAATGTTGAAATTTATCTCTATCTAATTTTAAATGAACCAATATTGACTGAGATGCATCTATTTCCATTATCCTAACCCCATCTTGTGAAAAAACTATATTTACATCTACCAATATATCTTTTAATGCCTCTATCATTGTCTTAATTGGATTAGTTTGAATAGTTTTAATATTAATTAATTTATTATCATTTTCTGATTCTATCTTAAGACTATTTAATCCATTTGATAATTCTAAAGTAGCATCCTTTTCTGATTCTATCTTAAGACTATTTAATCCATTTGATAATTCTAAAGTAGCATCCTTTTCTGATTCTATCTTAAGACTATTTAATCCATTTGATAATTCTAATGTAGCATCCATTTTTATGAAATATAAAAAAATTAAGTTTTTAAATAATATATAAATAAATAATATATATATGTCTTTATTTAAGTTATTTAATTATATTTATGAGTCAAAATATAATGAAAGTGATTTTATTATAATTAATGAAATACCAAACCCACCTCAATTAGATATAATAAAGACAACAGGTATTTCATTTAATATTAAATATAAATATAAAAATTTTAATGAATATAAAAATTTTCTTTATATTAAAAATAGAAAGAAAATTAAAAATAAATCTAGACGATCAAGGAAAAAAAGACTAAAAAATACTAAATTGTAATATTTCTGAAGTATTATCATTAATAAATTTATTAATAAAATTATATGCCTCTAATGATTGCTTAAAATCATTCGCTCCTGTTATTATAATTTTACCACTATTAAAAAGTAAAATAGTTATTTTTTTACATATTCTATTTGTTTTTACTTGTCCCAAGCAATTCTCTCTACATTTACACTCTCCATTATTATTATTTTCTATATTATACATGTAATTAATTTTTACTCCTTGGTGCTGAGTATTATCATAATAACATATTAGTTTAGTATCATTTAATTTATTATACAAATTTTTCCTATCTATAAGAAATGGATTAATAATATCATTTTTCTTATATAATATAGCATATGAAGAATTTATCATTGATATAGAAATATTACTATCTTTAATATTAAATGTATCAATGTTTCTTCTATTATATTTCTTCTCTATATTAATATAATTTTTATATTTAGTTTCATCGTATATTTTATAAATTAAAAATTTCTTTTTTATTTTATTAAAATCTTTTAATCCAAATTCATCTGCTATTTTTCTTAATTCTTTTACTTTTAGTTTATCCATAAATTTTAATTTATGATCCTTAATTAATTTATTATCATAATTTAATATATCTTTATTTTTTTTTATTATTTCTATTAAAAACATAATACTTTTTTCTACATCTTTTAAGTTTTTACAACCTGTAATTTGAATACTTCCATTTTTAAAATATTTAAAATTTAAAATATTTTTATCATCTATTTGTATTTTTAATGTGAAACTATTATAAAATAGTTTTATTTTTTTCTTTTTATCCCCTAAAATTATATTTTCACCATCCTCGTCTTTATATTGTATACTTATAAAAGTTACTGTGGATTTTTTACCAACATATAAGCATAATATATCTCTAAATTCTTTAAACTTAATTATCATTGGTAAACATGCATTTATTGTCATTGTTACAATTTTTAATTTATTAAAAATTAATTCTATTTTTATATCTTTTTTATTTAAATTATCCGCGTTTCTTATTACATCAAACGCATCTTTATCTGAAATTTTTAATCCATTAAACAAATCGTCTAATAATTTATGAGCATTTTTATAAAAATTTTTATCTAAATCCATTTTATTCAATTATAAATTATTAATTATTCTTTAAGTAATATAAAATCATATTTTTAATTAATTACAATTATATCTGATAAAATTTTGAGGACAATTTTCATAAATCATTTGCGGATCACCTGAATAATCTGATCCACAAATATCTTTTATATCTGTTCCAACTGGAGTACATCTACTATATTTATTAGGAATTTGATGACTATAATCAATAGAACATTCTACACTGGCTTCATTTGGTGGACAAATATCTTGATTGATTCTTTTAGCACCATATTCTATTCCTAATTCACGACATAATGAATCTGGTTTTCCATCAATATTCAAGTAAGATAAATCTTTACAAGAAGTAGAATTCTTTGGTAATTTATGACCTAATGCGTATTCATTACTACATTCTAGTTTCCTAAATTTACCAGTTGGTGGTGGACATTCAATATAACTCTTTAGTCCTTTACCTTCTTTATTACATTCTTCATTTAATTCATCAACATTTTTACAAACTTCTGAATAATATTTTAGTTGTCTTTCTTGTTCTAATTTATTTAATCTATCTTCTTCTTCTTTTTTAATTTTCTTTAAGTTATCAATATAATCATTTAATTTAGATCTTTCGCTACCTGTTTCATCAATTTCCATTAACTTCTGATTTAAGTCATTACTCGGAATACACTGATTCTTATAAAATGGTAGTCGATATCCAAAACTCCCATCATTTGTTAAGCAAGAACCAACACCATACCCTGTTTGAATATTATTTTTTGTTGTTTTATTATCTTGTTGTTTCGGTATATCAAAGGGTTGTCTGTTGATGATACATGTTTTACCATCCACACTTGAACCAAAATTACCATTAACCATACAACTACCAATACCAAATTCCTCTTTTTTATTAAACACAAATACAAAAATTAATATGCTCATGATAATAAACATCATCAATACTAGAACTATTTTTAATTCTGTTTGCTGTAGTAATATTAAACCTATTGTTAATAAGAGAAAGTAAATTCCTGTAAAGATTAATAAATAGGCTTTATCATTATTTTGTTTATTAGATGTATTGATAATTAATAAACCATAAGATGTACTAACTAATCCGGTGATACCTGTGATAATAAGATATGTAAATTCATTTTTCCATTTTATCATCTATATTATATATCTTTTTAAATTTCTTAATTATATTTTATAAATTATATGAATAATAGTGCTTATAAAAAAGTAATATCAAAATTAAAAGAAAAACACAATTTTCCAAAAAATATTCCTGAAAAAGAACAATGTTATCAAGGATATTTCTCGGATTCTAATCAAAGATTAATAAAGAAATATCTTTATTGTAATGATAAATTAATAGTTGATTTTGGTTCATATTTAGGTGAATCAACTAAATATCTATGTGAATCAACTAATCCAGGCGCTACTATTATAGCAACTGCTGATTGGGAAAATAATAAAATATATAAATCATTTTTAACAAATCTGTGGTATCATAAAGATAGAGTTATTCCACTTAAGATGAATGAGAAGAATGCTATTAAATATTTACATAATTTAGAAGTAAGACCTGATTTAGTTTTTTTGAACATAATTCCTAAATATATGTATGAATATTTTGAATTATTACATGAAGCATTCCCTAATACTTTATTTATTGGATCTACTACTAAAACAGTTAGTAAAAAACTTAAAAAGTTTATAGGAAAAACACCACAATATAGAATTGAAATAGATCACGATTCTTTTGCTATTATACCAAATATACAAAAATATAATCAATCAGAAAATCACGGTTTAGAATTTGAGATGATTGGTCCAAATGAAGATGATTGGGATGAAAAAGTAGCTATAATTGTTCCTTTAATTTGTAAAATAAATGAAAAAAAATGTGATATGCAAAATATGTTAAAGAAGCATTATTTAATTATGAATGATGTTTTAAAGACTATGAGAAGACCATTCCATGTGTATTATATTTCACAGATACAGGATGGTCGTCCAATGAATATAGGTAAATTACTTAATGCCGGTTTTAAGATAGCACAAAAAGAATGCGAGGTATTTATATTTCAATCAAATCAAGTTATTCCATTAAAAAATATAATTCCCTATTATAATTCTTATCCACATCAACCTGTTTGCTTAGAAGCTAAAAGAGAAAATTACGATTATGAAAACTATAATTTAGGAACCATGTATTTCACAGAAGATGATTTTGAACGATGTAATGGATATACTAACGATTTATGGGGACAAATAGGTTACGATTATTCTTTATGGTTAAGATTAGCTACTAATCATATGAAATTAGGACAGCCTCTGTCAGGAGGATTTAAGAATAGTAACGCTTATAAGAATTTAAGACATCAATTTATTACAACAGAACAATCTGATAAAATATATAAGAAGCATTGGGGTGATTGGAAGAAAGATGGATTAAAAGACTTACAATTTACCATAGAAAAAGAAATGAAATGTGATAAATATAGTTCTTTTTATGAAATTGGACTAAAAGACTTTGAATATTACTTAGCACCAACTAAAGATATGGTCTTTCCTATATCATATTTCCAAAAACCAATACCATTTAAGTGGAATTTACAATTTGGTGATAGACCAACACCACCTATGAAAGAATTAGTTGGTGACCCAGAAGAGTATTTTAAGTTCTTGAAGATGTATAATAAATATCACAGGGAACCCTTAGATGATGAAGTAGGTGAATTGGTTGATGTTAAAAGTGTGTTAAGTAGAAGTCATGGGATATTTATTAGAACTGGATTTTCAATCCCTAAAATAGATGATATTTTAGTTAATAAATATCACGATAAAAAGTTTATTGATATGGAGAAACCTATTAATTATAATGCTAATTCTATAAAACATTTTAAATTATCATTTATTAATATTAATAATATAAAAAATATTTTAATTACTCGTAGATTACATACTGGATTATTATCTAAAAAAAATTTAGAAGTATTTAATTATATTTATCCATTAGTTTATTTCTTTAAAAATAATCCACTTAATATTGATGTTATTTTATATATTACTGAATCAGGTATGAATAAAACACAAAGCATCAAAGAATATACCGACTACTTAACAGATGAATTAAATAAATTTATGAAGATATATCCAAATTTTAAGATTGAATATAAAGTAGCAGTTTATCCATCAATGAAAGAAATACCAAATAAGAAATATGATTGGATGTTTATTAATCAAATAATGTGGGATAATTTTTGGGAAACCTATTCAATATTAGAATTCAATACAACAATCTATTATATATGGTTAATGGTAATAATAAAAAAATACTTAAAAGAAAATGGTATAATACAAACTACTTTTATAAATATATCAAATAAAGCATTATTAGATATACTTTATATTTTAAAAAATAATTTTAAAGAAATTAAAATTAGAGGAAGTAATACAATTAAAACAATGAATTATCAACTATATTTATTATATAATAGAAATATTATACCAAATAATATAGAAGAAATTTATCATAAAATATTAGAATCTAATAAATCTATGGGTCATAAATTATTTTTTGATAATAAAAATAATAAATATGGTTTAAAAAATTATAATAAGAAAATAAATAAAAATTATAAATATATTACAAATATAATAGATTTTAATATTAATAATAATTTATTATTTATAAATAATATAAAATTATTTAATATATATATACATACTTTATATAAAAGAAAAATAAAGGAATATAATTCATTAAAAATATTATTTGAAACAATTTCACTAAAAAAGAAAATGTATATTATAAAAAAAATTAATGAACAGAAAATAAAATTATTATATAATTATTTCTAATTTTTATAAAAATAAATATTGTAAATCTAAATATCTAATTTTATCAAAAGATACGGCAATCCAAGTATATACATTTTCAGAATAATAATTTTTTTCTGTAATACGATAACAATTATATAAACGAACTATGTCATAATTATTATAAATAGTTAATTTTCCTATTTTACTTCTTATTTTAGCTAATATATCATTATATTTTGAATAACAATGAATATGAAATGTTCTTTGTAACTTAAAATCCGATTTGTGATGTGCAATAATAGATAATTCTTCATTAAATTTATAATCATTAAATTTACTCATATATAATAAACATTTGTTTATCACTTCTTGGAATTGACGTATATCTTCTCCTTGAAAATCCCTAATTGTATATTTCATATTAGGATCTAATTTACTTAATAATAGTTGTGATGATCGTTCTTTTTGATTAGTTTTGGAAATAGCATCTAATATATTAAATAATATATAACCATTTTCTATACTAACGTTTCTATTATTTCCTAACATTTTTAATATTTCTGTTCTTCTATCAGAAGTATATAGTAATAATTTATCAGGTAATGTCAAATCTTCTTCTGTAAAATTTAATGTTGTAGGTAATTTATTTGATGTTAAAAAATTTTCTTCAAAATTATCATTAAATTCTTTTACTAAATTTCTAAGTGATGATGGTATATACCATCCTATATAATACATTTGTGTTTTTAATAATAATTTTATTGATTCAGGCAATTGACTAAAATATTTATCTAGATGATTTCTAAATAACATTAGTAATAATAATATTTCATTCTGATTAGGATTTTTTTCAATTTCATCATTTAATAATTTAGCAAACTCTAAATTGGGATAGAAAATAAAATTACCTACTCTAAATAATCCTTTACCAAATAATAATATTCCTATTTTAATTCCTAAATGTATTTGGTTTCTGGTAAATATATCTAAAACAAAATTATCTAAATATGAATCTGATTCAAATACTTTTTTATATGATTCATATTGCCTCTCGGTTTGAACAACATTAATACCTACTTCTTCTTTTGCTTTCTTTAACCAATCTTTTACATCAAAATTATCTAATTTTTTTTCATAAACGAAATATAACATACCGCTTTCATTTTCTACATATGTAGCAATACTATTTTCAAGAATAATTTTAGGTCTAACTCTATCTTTTGTACCATATATTTGATATAACCAAAATTTATCTTCTCCATCTCTGAATATTAAGACTTCTAATCCATATTCAGGACTAGTGGATTTATGGGGTTTTGTAGAAAAACACATTAATTTACCCCCCCAACAATTTTCTTTAATTTGATTAACAGATATATATCCTTTTAATTGTGTTAATAATATTGGTTCATCTGTCATAAAATCTTTTAATTTAGTTTTTTCTTTATTATATGTAAATTTAGTAACTCTTTGATAAGGATTCGATTTAAAAAAAGGTAATTTAAATCCTTGAAACAATCCATATGTTTCCATAGTATTAGGACTAATGCTACAACTAAATAACTCTATACCAATTCTTTTCTGTTTGCCTATTGAATTTAATTGTAACTTTAATAATTTAATTAAATCAAATAATGGAATAAAATTCATAGATGTTCCAGCAATATATGTATTTGCTACATTGGTACCTTCTATACTACATTTTATTTCCATTATACCTAATCCAATTTTAACCAATGGTTCACATAATGAATAACCTTTTCTTCTAGCATCCATAAATTCGATTATATAATTATACATTTCTTCTAAAGAATTTATTAATCCTTGTGTTAATATTGGTCTTAAAAATAAATCTAAGATACATTTAAAATTAACTTTTTTAAATCTTAAGTAAAAAACATAATATTTAGGAAATTTAATACTTCTCATTAATGTTAAAATATATAATTGGTTGCTTTCCATTTTTTCATAATCTTTTATTCTTAATCCTTTCATACCACTATCAATTGATTTTTCAGCATCTTCCATATATTTTTGAAAGACTTTAACATTATCTTTGTGATATAATTCTAAATTTTTTCGAATTATTGGATCTAATATTTTATTTAATTCATATTCATCTAATCGACTATCTTTAAAATGTGTTAATAAACATTGTAAAGGCATAAATTTAATATCTGGTAATCCAAAACATGTAAATATTGTTGAATTATATATAAAAATACATTCACTTTTATATAATCCTAAATCTTCTTCGATCGAATCTAATATTTCTGTGTCTATTATCACTCTATTTTTAATTCTTTCCCATTTAAATGGAGTAAGTGGAAAATGTATATCTGATAAAGAATAATATTTATTTATTTTTGTTTCTTTCAGTTTCCCTTTATAATTTAAATTAAATACATCTGGGTATTTTAAAGGTAAATTAAAATAAAAACTACCATTTCCCCAAGCTATTTTTAAATTTTCATTTATATTTACTAAAGAGTAGTTTTTATTTAATAATCTTGTATTTCGTTGCAAATGGGGAACATAAGGTATCTTTAATTTTGATTTAAAACTTTTCCTTAAATGTGGTGGAACATAAGGTATCTTTAATTTTGATTTAAAACTTTTCCTTAAATGTGGTGGAACATATGATTCTACTGGTCCACCCTTCTGAACTATTTGTCCTCCTTTCTGTTTCTTCTTATAATATTCTTCTTTTTTAATTTGAACTTGTTTTCCATTTTTGTATTCTTTAAAGTAAATATATTTATATTTATTTTTCTTCTTGTTAAGATATTTTCTTTTTTTTAAGTATCTCATATATATTAATCAATTAAAATTTCATAAACTTACAACTTTTAAATTTAAATTCTTTTATCCATTTAGCATCAGCGTCCTCTCTTATTTTATATATTTTATTTTCCCATTTCTCAAATTCTTTCTCATTGTGATAATAAAATATTTTTCTATAAACTGATAAGCTATTTTTCAAACTTAATTGTCCTAATATATATACATATTTCTTAATAAATTCTTCTTCAATTTCAATAATACTTTCATTTATATCAAATTTCTTTAACATACCAAATAATTTATTCATCATTCCATCTGAAATACCTTTATAGCCTTTTCCTATAACATAAAATTCTGGACTACCTGGATTTTGAACTGGTTTATAATAATAAAGTTCATCTACTAGATGATATAATAAATTATTTAATGATACATTTAATATTTCTACTTGTGGTAAAAATGTTTTTAAAATAAAATTTTTACCTTTTGGCAAATTATACAAAATACAAGATATCTGTGCTAAATTATCAAACGACATCTGTAATTCTCTTTCACCAAATCCATCCCACGGTAATCCACAATCTGATGTCATTAAATCTATATCTGATGGTATAACTTTCTTAAATTCTTTAATATTATCAATATTAGTTATATCTCCTGTATTATCTTTACCATAAACCCATTGCTTAGGAAATCTTTTTATTAATCCGTAATTATCAGCAAACACTTTACCATATTTCTTCCTAACAATATCACTTTTATGATTCAAACTATTAGCAAACCATATCATTTTATGATTATCTGTATTACATTTCAAATAATTATTTATTGCTAAAATAAATTGACCTGGTGCCTCACAAATAGAAAATGTCTTAAAAACTTTTACATTAGTTTTAGGAATTAAATTAATTTTATTTAATATCTCAGTCATTTTAAGAAATGCTTGAGATATATTTATGTGATATTTAGCTTCTATAAACTTCTTTAAGCTACCATAAACATCTAAAACTTTTTTACTTCCAACATACTTATTATAATTCATATAATCAATTGTCCTTGAAGATGAAGCCAATTCACCCTTAATTAATGTTAATTTATCAAAATAGTTTCCTAAAGTAACATTATTTTTAACTTTATTATTAAAATTATATAAAATGGCGTGTTCAGGAGAAAATATTTTATCAAAGATACCTTTATTCATTAAGTCTTTTAATTTAAGAGTAGAAACTATCTGTATTTCATTTAATTCTGTTTTTAATGAGATATCATGTTGTCTTGATAAAGTGGATAAGAATATATTTATTTCTTTTAGAGTTTTACATTTTAAACTCTCCTGATATGCAGTATATAACTTATAAAAAAAGTCTTGATAATTATTCCAGTAGGTTTCTTTAAATTTATAAATTTCATCCATAAAAGAATTATTAATTTTACTTATTACTTGTTTTATATGTATATCATTTTCTTCGTTATATTTTTTACTACAATCTGAAAATAATTTATTCCATCTTAATAAAATATCTTTAACATTAATTTTTTTATTAAATTTTATTCCAACAAAATCAGCATATGGTTCCATTGGATTAGATGTTTTTGATTTGTATAAATGTGATTCTTTAAACATTGTTGTTAATATAGCAATAATCTCAACAGTTATATCAGTTTCAATATCATAAATTGTTATAACTACATTTCCATTTTCTTTTAATTTTTCATTAATTATATATACAATAGTAAATAATAAATGCCAATTTTTATTTTCAATTATTAATTTATCATATGGATCATACATTACTAAATTAAAATATAAGAAATTAAAGTCATTTTCAAATTTATCTATTACATCTAAATCACAGATATTACTTTTTACCGAATTTACTTCTATATTCTTATAAGTATGAAATAGTTTATTATAATTTTTAATATTAGATTTCTTATTTGTATAACCTATTAATGAATTAACATCAAATACTTTAATTTTATCATCTCTAAAATTACGAGAATACTTCTCTCTATATAATAAATAATCTGTTAGAGCTGATATAGTTAAGTTTTTATGAAAAAATCCTGCTTTTATTTTATTTTTTTGATTTATAACATTAAAATTCTTAAATAAATAATAAAACTTAAATGTAACTGAAATTTCATCTTGTAAATCTACACCTTTTCTATTATATGGTTTATTGTTATGATTTAATTGATATTGATGTAATTTAGTTTTTGGTAAATTTAAATATTTAGTAATATCAAAATTAAAGAAAGTAGAATATGGAAATACATATTTATACAAGTCCCAATATGGATTTTTTAAGAATTTAGTAGGTTTTAATAAATTATCTTTTTTACTTTTCAATACATAATACTGCTTCTTAGTAGAAGATTCTTCAAATATTTGGTTATCAATAAATTTAGATGTTGTTTTAAAGTCTAAATCAACTGATTTATTATGTAACTCGATTATATTCATATATTATTTAAAATTATTATTTATCTACCATAATATTAAATTATTTTTCACATTCTTTGTGCGTATATTTTGGGTTTATTTCACATATACATGCGTCTCATTTAATTATATAAATTATTAAATATTTAAGATACATTTATAACTCCATTCTCTATCGTCACCTTCATAGAAGTACGAAGGTAGTCTAGTTGTGAATCCGCATCAATCCTAGAAGGACAATCCGAGCATTGAATTCCATTTGGTAATTCAGTTTTACAATGAAAGCAAAAGTAAAAATAGTTCGGTTTGTGGTTTCGACAAGTCATCAGATTACAACCTCTATTAGAAACAATTCCATTTTCACATTCAGGATGAGGACACTTGATAAT